GGCGTAATGAGTTCCTAATAGTAACTTACTATTAAAAGTCCATATCACTTTACTAACACAACCCTTTCGAGGTTTAAATAGCAACCGTCTTTCAATATTTCAGAAAGCTTAGAAGCTAAAATGTTAGTGAGACAATTAGTAGAAATTAGTTCCATCTGCTCCGGTCATTGGGATAATGTCGCGGTGGGTTTGCATAATTGCAAAATCCAACTTACGATAAAATTTTCCAAAGTCTTTGGCAGCTTTACGGTCATTTCTGACACCCCAATCAAGGAGTGCAGGAACGATCTGAGGGCTTCTATCTGCAATCATCTTAATATCATCCCAGCTACCTTCTCTATTTTGGAATAGGAAAGCAGTTTCTTCTAATATTTCAGCTTCGGTCTTAACAACCGATATGAGATATAAGTATAAACCCGGGTTAATAGGTAAAGACAACAGCTCAAGTAATCTAAGAGCTCGGCTTTTAACACCAGTAAGACGAGGAATACTTCGTAAGAAGTCTTCCTCCATCTTTCTGTTTGTTCGCACTTTATCACGTAACTCTGTTATAAGGGTTTGTAATAAACCGTTATAAAAAGAGTAACGAATAAGTAATGGGTCCCTCATCTCTCCATAGGAACACCAACTCAACACTCTCGTGTCTAGTTGGCCTTTGGGATGAAAGCATCCAGTTAAGCCGAACATAGTGTTTAATGCTAAAGCCATATGCGAGGAATAAGTTCCTGGCAAATTCGGCAATAGATTTAAAACATGGCCAGAAGTATCGAAGTAACCTTTTTGGTGTGCTTCATATAATAGACTACCCAATGCCCCGGGATTTCGACTACAGTTCAGGATATTACCTGGACCTAAAGGAGAAATCTCACCATAAGGAGTAAGCCAACGTTTCGCAAATTCAACCACATCATAAGATATAATTGACTTGCTAGGATTGATACCTACACCAAGTGTGGACATCAGTTCTTGGTAGTGAGCGGCAACTCTATCATTATTAATAACGATATCATCACCGAGCACGCAATACTGTCTAAAAGTGTTAACACTGAAGCCAGCTCTAATTGCAGCAATTTGTACTATAACATGGTGTGTTACAGCCAACATTCCCCAACTCGAGTAGGCACCCATAGGTTGACCAACAGAGTATTTAACAAAAGCCTCTTTCCAGAGGATTTTTGGAGAAATACCTAGCAGTTGATTAATTTTAAACTTATCGCTAAGTTTAAAAAGATCTCCTGCTATTGACCATTGGAAGTTCAATAACTCGGACCACAAGTCTCCTCTAACGCCTAAGGCATTTAGTATATCCACTTGTAGGGTTATAGGTAATCTATCAGTTGCTGACGATAAATCAAAACATGAAAATTTGTACCGGGGATCCCTCTCTTTGTATAAACGAAGAAGGGGCTTACCCTGGTCAAACGTACCATCAATATCACTCCATTTACGGAGTGAATTGAAGATACTTTCATGTAATGGTTTTAAAGCAAGTTGAATCCACCAGTTTGTTATTGCAACAACTCTGGCTTTTCCAGCTTGATCGTAAACAGTTGAAAGTTTACCCATTCTTAACGGGCTCATCAAACCAAAAATTCTTAGGATAATATAAAGCGGACCATATACTAATAATATAGTAATGAACACTGCTAAATACCAATAGCTCTTAGTAACTAGGGCAATTCTAACAAAAGTTAGAAATTGACGAGGGTATTCGATGAATGCTAAAGCATCCAAACAAGACCCCCAAGTTGCAAATTTGCTATTTGGACCTGAGGATTCGGAAATGAAACCTTTAAAGATTGAAAATTTAACCTTCAAATTAAGTTTATTTAAGGCTTTACAAATGATTTTGAAGTCAAATGTACGAGCTATTCCATCAAAAGGAGCAGTAATGCTATCTAATGACGGTTTAACAGGTACCTTAAATACACGAAAAACGGAAAGTACACAAAGTGTAACTCTCACTATATTCACATTCTTGTCGGGAACTAAAAGATCTCGACGTATAAGAAGTGGAATTATAGTAGGAAGGCCGGAGGGATCTCGTTTAACCCGAGGAATAGAATTATTCCAAGAAGTTTCCGGTTGACCCCCTAGTGCACGTATTGTAAGTCGTAAACATTCCTTTAAATAAAGGAAGGTAAAAGACCAACCATTGGTTCCAACCAATGTAACGATACGACTATTTAGCAGTTTAAGGGACTTAAGACTACCTTTTGTACCCGTGATAATGGATGGTAACTTAAAGAAACTGTGTAACTCATCTCGAGTTATCCATTCCTTTCTAGCTACCTTCGATTGCCGCAATACATTAAGTATATTAAATATTTTAGTAGCTTAATTATTAAGGTAATCCCAAAATTACGTTCTTTCAATTGGTCGTTAAGTGAGCTGCTAACACACTTATTACGTACAAAGTTGCGACACTCTGTAATGATACACTTAGTAATATGGAGTGGTCATCACCACCATAGCATAAACAATTATAATGATGAGTTATAATTTGACTTGACCAAGGTTTTAACCTTAGGAGGTAAGTGTAGGCCTATATGCAGAAGCATCCAGAATCCGTTCTTTCGAGGGATCTGTAGCTAGTTATGTCGTAAGACA